AGATTCAACGATGAATCAGCAGCGATCAAGAAGCTCTTGACCGGAGTTAAAGCACTTGAATCATGAAGAACGGTACAGCATACGAACTTCACGTTGCAAGGAAGATGCGGTGGCATGGGTACATATTCGTGAAGCATTCCGGAAAATCCGGTGACTTTGGTGCTGATGTGATAGCAAGAACACTATTCCTCAGAAAGATAGTTGTGCAGTGCAAATCATACAGCCACAAAGTAGGTGTGAGAGCCGTTCAAGAGGTCATAGCAGCCCGACAGTACTACGGTGCATCAAGGGCTGCTGTAGCGACTAATAGCACGTTTACACGCAGTGCTCAGAAGCTTGCAAAAGCTTGCAAGGTGGAGCTATGGGAAAAGTATTAGTAAAGGAGAATGAAAATGAAAACAACTGACTGCACAAAGTGCCGGAAACGGATATACAAAGAAGCGGAGACCGCTTATCTATCTCAGGGGTATGAGTTCTTCAAGGATTCTGCACATACAATGGCTGTGTATGCTGTATGCGGTGTACTTACCGCTATGATACAGCGAGGACGCACGAAAGAGTACATCCAGAAGCTCTACAAGGATATGTGCTTTGTATTCGATACACCGACTTGCTTTGGAAAGGCGATCACTATGACAGATGTTATGGACCGGCTCGAAAAGGAATACGGTATAGACTGGTCGCAGCTTAAGTTACATACTGAAACGGAGAAAGAGTTCATCACGTCAGCGAGAAAGGAGAAGAGAAGCAATGGCTAAAGGTTCATGGATATGGGACGGTAACAAAGACGAGTGTATATGCTCTGAGTGCGGAAAAGGAAATCTAAGCTATTCCACAGCATTCTGTCCCGATTGCGGTGCTGACATGAGGGGAGAACATGGATAAATATCAGGAAAAAGCAAGACAGCATGCGTACTACTTGCTCAGAAAAAAACCGACAGAAAAGCGGTGTCAGTATTGCGGTGTACTTCTACCGCACGGCAGACAAACGTATTGCTTAGACTGCCTGCTCCGTGCATACATCCGCACGAAAGGAGACAGTGGAAACGAACGGAAGAAAATTCGGCATAGACTGTATAATCGAGGTCTGGATTCAAAGGAAATCGAATACGAAATCAAGAAAAGAGGGATAAGATGAACGACAACAGATGCGTGTGCTGCGGAGAAGTCATTCCCGAGGGCAGACAGATATGCATAGTATGTGAGAGAAAGGAGAGATAAAAATGAAATCACTACTAAAACAAGCCGCTGAGCTCATTCAGCGTCTCGGATCACAGGCTCAAGACTGCACAAGCTGTGCGAGACTTCCGCTGTGTAATGCATATAAGGACGGTGACAGCTTCAAGGGCTGCGACTATAAGTGGCGTGGAGCTGATGAGGTGGAGCAGTATGAGAAGTCATGAACAGATGTGCTCTCAGCAGGCGCATTGCCTGAGCTGTCCGCTATCCAGAAAATTGACCGGAAAAGACTGCCGAAAGCTAACGCACGAGGAAATACATAACATTATGAACCTATTCAGGTATCTTGAAAAACTTCCTGAAACGGTCATAATCGAAAGCTTAGAAGAATATTTACGGGGTGAGATCAATAGCAAGGAGCAGTGAAGAAGAATATGAGTGACACCGATATGCTATATATGTCAAGCCTTCAGAAAAGACTTGAAGAAGCAGAAGCAAAGGAAGCAGAAATGAAGCAAATATTAAGAGATTGTATGAGAGTTCTCGCAGTAGCTGAATTTGACTTTCCTACATTCTCCAAAGAAGCAGACAAAATATATGAACAGATTGAAAAAATAATTAAATAAACAGCAAAACAGGTTGTTACATACAGCCTGTTTTTTTATGGAATATACTTGACAAAATAGTAAAAATGAGTATAATATAAGCAACAAAACACATCGTAAACCACACCAAAAACCAATTTGGGAGGTAATCGCATGAAAAAAGGCATAGACGTTTCGGAACATCAGGGAAATATCAATTTTCCGTTAGTCAAGGCAGCAGGAATCGAGTTTGCAATGATAAGGGCTGGCTACGGCTGGACTACAGAGGATAAGAAGTTCGAGCAGAACGTGAACGGATTCACAAATGCAGGAATACCTGTCGGCGCATATTGGTTCATTTATGCAACCAACGTTGAAGAAGCTATCAAGAACGCTGACAAGTGTATCGAAGTTCTGTCAAAGTTCAAAGGTAAATTTACGTTCCCAATTGGCTGCGATTACGAATACGATTCCGACAGCTATTCTGAAAAGCAGGGAGTAAAGCAAACAAAAGCAAGCAGAACAGCAATGATTGAAGCTTTCTGCGACAGGCTCGAAGAAGCAGGCTATTACGTTTCTGTCTATCTCAATAAAGATTATATCGCTAACAAGATCAATTATAACGAACTCACTCAGTTCGATTTATGGCTCGCACAGTGGGATGTAGAAAAGCCATACAGAGAGTGTGGAATGTGGCAGTGCTCTGACGATCTCGGAATAGCCGGCAATGTATTTGACGCTGAAATAGCCTACAAGGATTACGCACAGATCATCACAGCAGCAGGGCTGAACCATATCACTAAGGCAGCACCAGCAGCACCAAAGCCTGTACGCTTTCAGATGTACTACGTTCGCAAAGGTGATACACTTACATCTATAGCGAACAGATTCGGCACTACTGTACAGCAAATAGCCGCTGACAATAACATCAAAAACTGGAATCTGATATATGTCGCTCAGGCGTTGAAGATAAGATGCTGAAAGCCTGTTCACGCTGCGGAAGAATACACAAGGCTGGCGAGTGTACAGTTAAAGCAGCATATAAAGCAAGGAACTATGACAGATCACAGGACGACGCATATCAATTCAGACAGCGTGCCAAGTGGCGTAAGAAGTCAAAGCAAATCAGAGAAGACGCACAGTATTTATGTGAAGTCTGCCGAGATAAAAAGAAGCTCGTGTACGAGTACGAAGGGCTTTCAGTACATCATATAACGCCGCTGAAGGAAGATACTTCAATCGGTTATGAAGATACGAACCTGATATGCTTATGTAGTCAGTGTCATGAGCTGGCAGAAGCTGGAATGATAGACAGAGAGTATTTGAGAAAGCTCGCTGCACTCAGAATCAGCCGGAAGCGGTGAGTATATCCCCCCCACTATGCCGCTGCTTTTTCCTGCCTGCTCACCACCAAACGCTCCCACGTCTGAATACAAAAATTGCAAATTTACATGGATTTTTTGGAAAACAACTTGTGAAATCGTTCACGACCGTTCAGATTGACGCACAATGCGTTTCAAATCATATCATAATATAATAACCCTATAAAACATACAGCCGCATTAAAACGGCTCTGAAACGCTCCTATCGCTAACGCTTAAAATCGGAGGTTTACAAAATGAAAATTGAAAAAATAAAGGTTGACGAGATCATACCTTACGCAGACAACGCAAAGCTGCACCCAGAAAGACAAATCGAACAGATCAAGTCGTCTATACTTGAATTCGGCTTCAACGACCCTATCGCCATAGACGAGAACAACGTCGTTATCGAAGGCAACGGCAGACTAATGGCAATAAAAGACTTGGGATTCAAGGAAGTTGACTGTATCAGGATTGAAGGCTTGACGGAAGAACAGAAACGAGCATACATACTCGTTCACAATCAGCTTACGATGAATACTGGTTTTGATATTGATATCCTCAATAAAGAGCTGGAAAAGATCAAGGACATAGACATGACGCAGTTCGATTTTGACATAGACTTTATTCCTGCAATATGGGGAGCAATGAAAGATAATTGCCCTGTATATGAGTTTTGCGGTTGGCAATCTTTGAAACAATGGCTTGAATACTTTGAAAATACAAACCTTGATTTGAAGAATGTGATTATTTGGAAAAAGAATAATTGGAGTATGGGGGATTTAAAAGGTGCATATGCAGGACAGTATGAAGTTATCCTATATTTGAATAAGGGTAGAGTGGAATTGAATGGTGCAAGAGATACGGATATATGGGAATTTGACCGAGAACCGCCTAAAATGCACCCGACAATGAAACCTATTGAGTTGATCGCATATGCCTTGAACAAGTCAAGCAAAAAAGATGATGTTGTTTTGGATTGTTTCGGTGGTAGTGGTAGCACACTAATAGCCTGTGAACAGTTAAACAGGAAATGCTATATGTGCGAATTAGACCCACATTATTGCGATGTAATAATTCAGCGGTGGGAAAACTTCACAGGAAAGAAAGCTGAATTGATAGAGGGGTGAGAAAATGGCTGGAAAAATGAATCTTAACGAACAGGCTCAGGAAATTTTACGTATTGCCGAAGAATCAGGCGTGCAGGGTAATTTCTTTTTCGTGACTACGTTCAAGCGGTATCAAGTTCAGATCAAGATATTGAACGACCTTGAAATCGCTCTGAAGGAGAACGGAACACTTGTCACAAAGGAATATGTAAAAGGTCGAAAGAACCTATACGACAACCCAGCTATTAACGCATACAACCGCACGACCGATTCAGCAAACAAGACAGTCGCAACCCTTATGAAGATAATAAGAGGATTCGTAGAAGATTCAGACAACGAATCTGAAGACCCGTTGCTGAAGATACTCAACGGCGGTGAGGTAAGTGAATAAGGCTTACGAATACTGCAAAAAGAACATCAAGAAAAAAACCACTCCGAAATATGTCAAGCTACAAATGAAAGAGTGGTTAAAAATAGCAGAAGGAAAGCACAAAAAATATATCGTCTCAGAAGCAAAGGTGAAGCAGGTCGAGAACATCTTGAAACTGCTCAATATGCCAAAAGGATTGAAAGCCGGAGAAAGCCTGTACAACTGTTCAACAGGTTATCAATGGTTTATATATATAGCAGTCTTTTGTACGGTTTATAGAGCTGATACGAAACGCAGGAAATACGAAACCTGCTTACTGGAAATCTGCCGAAAGAACTTCAAGACATATACAGTCGGAACGATCTTCATAATAGCATTTTTAACAGAGCCGCAGTTCTCAAAGTTTTACTCCGTAGCTCCTGACGGCTCACTCTCAAAGGAGATACAAGAAGCAATATCCGAAACGCTCAGATCATCACCGGCGATATATGAATACAAGAATACAAAGCGATTCAAAATCCTGCGTGATTATATTTCATTCAAGCCACTGCTGTCGAAGTTCATTCCTCTGAGCTATTCTACATCGAGAATGGATTCTCGTATGCCTAACGTATTCTGTGCAGACGAGGTCGGGGCTTTGCCGATAAACTACCCTGTTGAAGCAATGCGTTCCGGTCAGATCAACATGAAGAATCGTCTCGGATTTATTATCAGCACAAAATATCCGACCATAGACAACCCTTTCGAGGACTATGTGTCGTATTCAAAAAAGGTACTCGACAAAATCGAGAAGGACGAAACTGTTTTCAGCCTTCTATACGAACCAGATAACACAAAAGACTGGATTTCGGACGATCTTATATTAAAGCAGGCAAACCCTGCCGCACTCGAAATCCCTGAGATATGGGAAGAACTCAAAAAGAAGCGAGCATACGCAATCGCAGTTGACAAAGCTCGTGAGAACTTCGTAACAAAGCATTGCAATATTATCTATCAAGGAATTGGAACAGAGACGTATATCGACGTTTCAGCGGTCCAGAAATGCCGTGCAAGTCATATTGACTGGAAAGACAGAATTGTATATGTCGGCTTCGACTTATCAGAGACGAACGACAATACTTCTGTTGCTATGGTAACAGCCGATGAAAATAATAATATCATAGCAGATGTGTTCGCCTTCATTCCAGAAGGCAGAATCGACGAAAAGACGATCTCGGAAAAGCTCGACTATCGTAATATGATAGAAAATACAAGCAAGTGTATGGCTTGCGGTGATAAAGTAATAGACTACGGCTTCGTAGAAGCGTTTATTTTATCGTTAGAGGAACGTTATGGTGTCAAGGTGCAAGCTATAGGCTTTGATAAATGGAACGCACTCAGCACGGCACAGAAGCTTGAAAAAGAAGGTCACAACCTTGTTGAGATCAGGCAGCACAGCAGCACCCTGCACCCACCGACAAAGCTTCTGAAAGAAAAGATACTGAGTGGGGAATTCCAGTACGAAAAAAATCCTTTGCTTGAAATTAACTTCCAGAACGCACGCTGCACTTACGACACGAACAGAAATCTATACGTTACGAAGAAGAAATCAAACGGAAAAGTCGATATGGTCGTATCACTTATCAACGCTGTGTATTTACTACAGCAGGACGTGATGTTCGGCAGCGACTTCACGATACAAGTTTTGTAAAGGAGTGATATTTTGGGATTTTTCAAACGAAGTAAAAAAAGAGATACCGAAAACATAGGTGCTGACGATTTACTTCTCAAAGCCTTAATAAATAACGAAGCTATCACCAGAGAAAAAGCAATGACAATCCCTGCCGTAAGCGGTGCAGTTGATTTTATTTCCGGCTCAATAGCTTGTATGCCTGTAAAGCTATACAAGTATGAGGACGGAGAAGTCGTCGAACAGAAGGGCGACAGGCGGTGCAAGCTCCTAAATACTGATACCGGAGATACTCTTGACGGTTTTCAAATGAAAAAAGCCATAGTTGAGGACTACTTAATGGGAAAAGGCGGTTACGCCTATATTCAGAAGTCAAGAAACGACGTTACCGGTATTTTTTATGTACAGGATATTTACGTTGTTATTATGAAAATGTATTATCCGATATTCAAGCAGTTTTCGATTGAAGTGGAAGGCAACAGATATGAGCCGTATGAATTTCTGAAGATACTCAGGAACACAAAGGACGGAGCGTCCGGCATAGGTATTACCGTAGAGGTATCAAAAGCACTCGAAACCGCATACCAGACGCTGTTATATCAGCTCGGATTGGTTAAAAAGGGCGGAAATAAAAGGGGCTTTTTGAAGTCTCAAAGGAAGCTCGGACAGGATGAAATCGACATACTGAAAACAGCATGGGCGAACCTTTACAGCAACAACGAAGAATCGGTCGTAGTTCTCAATAATGGCTTGGAATTTCAGGAAGCAAGCAACACCAGCGTTGAAATGCAGCTCAATGAAAGCAAAAAGGCATTTTTGGACGAAATAAACGCCATTTTTCACATCTATCCGGACGACTTTGAAAGAACCTTCAAAGAAGCAATATATCCGATTGTAAAGGCATTTGAGACGGCTTTGAACCGTGATTTGCTGCTTGAAAAGGAAAAAGACGACTATTTCTTCAGCTTTGACGTAAAAGAGATCATCAAAGCAAGCATAAAAGAGCGTTACGAAGCATATAAAACAGCCAAAGAAACAGGCTTTTTGACATTAAACGAGATCAGAAGGGAAGAAAACCTGAACTACGTTGAAGGACTGGACGTTGTAAACGTAGGCTTGGGAGCTGTTTTATATGATATCAATACGCACACATACTACACACCAAACATCGATCAGCAGACTGACCTTAACAAAACTCAGGATATGCTACAAGCTCACGTTATGGAGCAGGAATTTGTTGCGTCGGGTAATTCTTCAGACGCTTAAAAAGGGGGTGAACAAATGGAAATCAGAATTAAAGAGGATAGCGTTGAAATCGAAGGATATGTAAACGCAGTCGAAAGGCTCTCGAAGCCGCTTCCTTCTCGAACAGGTGAGTTCGTTGAGCGTATCTGCAAGGGAGCGTTTCAGAGAGCACTGCAGCGAAACGATAACATCAGGCTTTTGTATAATCACAACTGGTCGAGAGACTTGGGCGGCACAAAGGACGGAAACGTTGAACTGTCAGAGGATAATATCGGACTGAAGATTCGTGCAACAGTCAAGGACGCAGAAACTGTACAGGAAGCAAGACGAGGAAACCTTGTCGGCTTCTCTTTTGGCTTTGAGGACAGAGACGTTGACGAGCACTCAGAGAACGGCATGAGAACAAGAGACGTAAAGGATATGGACCTTTACGAGATATCTATTCTCGACCGCAAGAAAACACCTGCCTACGACGGCACTCTCATTAACGTGAGAGATTCAGAAGGGCAGCAGGAAAAACGAATTTATTTCGGCGATCTATTCGTTGACGAAATAAAGATCACAGGCAACACTGAAAGGCGTGAAAAGCCCGAAGAAAAAGCTCCGGACTATTCAGAAGCCGAAAAAATTATCTCAGAAATGAAGGGAGAAAATTAACCATGAGAAAAGACTTAGTTGAGAAGAAAAACGACCTTATGAAGAAGGCTGACGAAATGCTCAATAAGGCAAAGCTCGAAAAGAGAGAGCTGACACCTGACGAGATGCAGGAACTCGCTGAGATCAGGGACGATGTTATGAAGATCAAGAAGGCACTCGGACTGGAAAAGGACTTCGACGACATGAGAGAACTTGAAAAGAAGGACGACGCAACACCTTCCAGCACTGCTGAAGGCGAAAGAGCTTGTGGAGATGACAAGAAAAGAGCAGTTGAGGAAGCAGCAAAGGCAGCAGCAGAGGAAAGAGCTTTTGAAGCCTATATCCGTGGCAAGGCAATGAACAACCGTGACACTGATGTGAACCTCACACCTGCCAACAACGGTGCTGTTATTCCTACAACTATCGCAAACAAGATCATCAAGAAGGTTTACGATATATGCCCTATTCTCGAGAAGTCCAGTAAGTACAACATCAAAGGAAATCTCGACATACCGTTTTACCCGAAGTCTGACGAAAGTCTCATAACTGTAGCATATCACGACGAGTTCGAGGAGCTTGTCAGCACAAACGGAGACTTTGACAAGATCAGTCTCGGCGGCTTCCTTGCTGGCGTGCTTTCAAAGGTTAGCCGTTCACTTATCAATAACGCTGCATTTGATATTGTGGGCTTCGTAGTAGACGAAATGGCTTACGCTATCAAGCGTTTCATAGAGAAGGAACTTCTGCTTGGTACAGTCGGCAAGGTTGAAGGACTTTCCGGACTTACAAACGCAATCACAACAGCAGCCGCAGACAAGATCACAGCCGACGAGATCATTGACCTTCACGACGCTATCAAGGACGAATACCAGAACGGTGCAATCTGGATAATGTCACCTGCTACAAGAACAGCACTGAGAAAGCTCAAAGCTTCGACTGGTTATTACCTTCTGAACGATGACGTATCAACTCCGTTCGGTACTTCAATCCTCGGCAAGCCTGTATATGTATCAGACAATATGCCTGACTACACAGAGGACGGCGAGGTCGCTATTTACTACGGTGATATGAGCGGACTTGCAACAAAGTTCTCCGAGGAAATCAATATTGAGGTACTGCGTGAGAAGTACGCAACACAGCACGCTGTCGGTATCGTAGGCTGGTTCGAGTTCGATTCAAAGGTTGAGAACGAGCAGAAGATTGCAAAGCTCGTAATGCACGCATAATAACACATAATTGCTCGATGTGCGAAGGACATTAATGTCCTTTGCACAAAAGCAATCAAAGGAGTGAAAATATGTATAACACAAAGAACTATACTGAGCAGGGCGGCAACGTTACTCACATCGGCGGCAAGCTCATTATCGAGCAGGGAGCAGAAGTTGAGGGAATGAGCGGCGTTGCTTATACAGCCGGTGATAATATCACCATAGAAGGCAACGAAATTTCCGCAACAGATACAACCTACGAAGCTGCTACTTCAAGCACACTCGGACTTGTAAAACAGGCAGCAGCAGTCGCAGACGCAACAGACGACGCTGTGACAACAGTCAACGCCCTTCTTGCTTCACTCAGGGCTGCCGGAATCCTTGCTGCTGAGTAAAGAAAACAAAAATATAACGAAAGGAAGTGCGAATCGTGAAAGTAAGTGAAATGACAGTCAATGATATAGTTGAATATTGCAGAATTGCAGAACCTTCACCAGCCGACAATGCTTTTCTCGAACAGGCTATAGAAGCCGCAAAAGCCTATATACGCAGTTATACAGGGCTTGACAATGCCAGCATAGACGAGCATGAAGATTTTGTAATCGTAGTATATATTCTTACTCAGGATATGTACGACAATAGATCACTATACACTGAAAGCAAAGCTCTGAACAATACAGTCGAGACAATACTCGGTATGCACTCGGTGAATCTGCTATGATTAACGCCGGAAAATACAACAAAAAAATTGAGATATATTCTACGACTGAAGTTACAGACGCAGACGGCTTCCAGACAACCACAGAAACGCTTGTATTAGCTCCATACGCAGCAGTAAAGACAACTAAAGGCTTTACGCTTATAGCCGCTAACAGTGATTTTGAAAAGGCGTACACGAACTTCACGATTCGCTATCCTCGTACTGAGATCAACAGGGATATGATAATAAAATTCAGGGGTAAAACCTATACAATTGAATATCTCAACAACGTTGATGAAGCTAACGTAGAGCTTGAAATACAAGCAAAGGAAGTGACGCATTAATGGCAAAGGTAAAGTTTGAGATACCTAAAGAACTTTTGAACCAAGTCAAAAAGCTTGAACATGATACACCAGATATGATGAAAGCTATGGTCGAAGCTGGGGCTGAGACAGTTCTCGAACGTATGAAATCAAACGCACCAGCAGGAATGAAAAGCAGCCCTATAATGAACTGCTTATCATCTACAAGACCATACGAAGCACCTTCTGACGATTCTATCAATGTGAAGGTCGGTTTTGCTGGATATTTTACCAACGAGGACGGAGTGAGGACACCTGCTCCACTCGTAGCCAATATCTTTGAATACGGACGCAGCAATTTACCGTTCCCGAAGCAGCCATTTATGCGAAAGTCGTTCAATAAGGGAGCTATAACGAAGGCTATGGAAGCAGTTCAAAAAAAATATATCCCGGAGGAATAACCATGAACGAGATCATTCAAGCAGCTTTCGACGGATTCAAAGTTGATAATGTTGAAATCCCTGTTAAATATCTTCATTACTTAGGGCATGGCGAACCCTATGTAACATATACGCCAACAGGCAATGGCAACGTATTTTCTGCCGACGACCAGATTCAAGATTATATCACGTATTATGATTTTGATATCTATTCAAAAGGCAATTACTACGCTATTGCTGAAGCAATCAAAACAATAATGCAAGCTAACAACTTTTCGTATGTTCCGTCTCAGGATTCAGCAGAAATGTTTGAACCTGACACCGGATATTATCATAAGACGTTATGCTTTGCAATTGAAAGGAGTTAAAAACTATGGCAATAATCGGTTTAAATAACCTGAAATTTGGCGTTCTCTCAGAGGTCGGTGAAACAGTTACTTACGGTGCAATGCAGTCACTTGGTAAAGCTGTTTCTGCAAACGTAAGTATTACAAGCAACTCTGCCGTGCTTTACGCAGACGACGCTATCGCTGAGACTGATAACACCTTCTCGAACGGTACTATCACCCTGACTGTTGACGACGATGGCGATACAGTATTCGCACCGCTTCTCGGTCACGAAATTGATTCAGATACCGGTGAAATGATAAGAAATAAGAACGACGAAGCTCCATACGTGGGTGTCGGCAGAATCATTAACAAGATGAAGAATGGTGCAAGGCTTTACAAAGTCGAATTTCTTTCAAAGGTCAAGTTTGCTGAGCCGTCTCAGGAAAGCAATACACACGGAGAGACAACCGAGTTCGGCACTCAGCAGATAGAAGGAACTATCGCAACTCTTGAAAGCGGTCAGTGGAGCAAGACAAAAACTCTCACAACACATTCTGACGCTATCGCATATCTCGCAAGCTGCTTTGGTCAGACAGTAACTGCTGAAACCTTCGCAGGAGACGGCACAACTGCCGCATATACGCTTGCACATACACCTGCAACAATATTCATTGTAACTATTAACGGCACGCCTACAACGGCGTATACAACGTCGGGAACGACACTGACACTTGATACAGCTCCTGCAAATGGTGCTGTAATCTATGTATCATACGCATATAACGCATAAAAATAATGGGCTGGGGGAAATCTCAGCCCATTTATAAAAAAAAAAAATTCAAAGGAGAATATATATGAAAGAGTTCTATCCCGAAATAACACTCAACGGCAAGAATTATCGTTTATGCTTTAATCTTAACGTAATGGAAGCAATACAGGCAGAGTACGGCACTATCGACAAGTGGTCGGACCTTACAGCCACCGGCGACGCAAAAGCTATCAAATTCGGCTTTACAGAAATGCTGAATGAAGATATAGACATAAAGAACGAGCAGGAAGGAACAGACGAAAAACCCTTCACTACAAAACAGGTCGGCAGACTTATAACGGAACTCGGCTTTGAGAACGTCGGTAAAAAGATCAACGAAGCTATCACTGTAGCCAACAAAGACGAATCAAAAAACGAATAATCCACTCAGATGATGAAATAGACCCATATATCGAATTTGAGTGGTATTATGTTACCGGTTTGAAAATGGGATTTACAGTGAAGGAAATAGGACACATGACCTTGCGAAAGTTCCGTCGCTATTACAAATCATACAAGCAGAATTTTGATCTTGAACTGCTCCTGCTCCTGAGCCGCAAGACATACAACAGCCTTGAAGAAGAAGCAGCAGACGATGAAGATTGGATAAAATAAAGGGGGTGACAATATGGCATTTGGTGGAGTTATCAAGTTACAAGGTGAAACAGAATACAGAAAAGCCCTGTCTGACATTACTAACAGCTTGAAAGTTGTAGGCTCGGAGCTGAAAAAAGTTAGCTCGCTATATGATAGAAACGACACCAGCGTTGAAAAGTTATCCAGCACAAATGAAACCTTGACAAAAAAGCTCAAATTGCAGAATGACGCACTTGACAAGGCAAGAGATATGCTGAAAGAAGCTCAGTCCGGCTATAATAAAAGTGCGGATTCTGTCAAGGAGTGGCAGCAGAAACTTGAACAGGCAAGAACAGAGCTTGACAAAGCAAAGAGCAGCACAGAAGCGTCTGCGGACGAAATAGCTGATCTCGAAGCAAAGGTCAAGGACTGCGAAACAGAACTCGGCAAGGCTGAAGCCACTACAGCAAAGTACGATACAACCGTAAAACGCTGGACTGTAGAAGTCAACAACGCTGAGACAGCAGTAAACAAGACCACAAGAGAGATTGACAAAAACGAATCTGCAATCAAAGACCTTGAATCTGCAACAGATAACGCAACAGACGAAGTCGATGATCTTTCAGACAGCATGGACGATCTTTCAGACAGCATGGACGACGCTTCTGATAAGTCCAAGAAGCTTGACGGTAGCTTCACGGTTTTAAAGGGAGCAATGGCCAATCTTGTTTCTCAGGGTATAAACTTCGTTATGGACGGCTTACACAATCTCGTAGGCGAAGCTGTTGACGCAGCAGATACTATGTACAAATTCGAGCAGACAATGGGCTTCGCAGGTTACGACGATGCGACTATCAAAAAGGCATCTGCCGACGTTAAAGATTATGCTGATAAAACAGTTTACAACCTTGATACCATAGCTAACACAACCGCCCAGCTCGCAGCAAATGGCATTAAAGATTATACCGGACTTACTCAGGCACTCGGAAACCTTAACGCTGTTGCCGGTGGTAACGCTGATACGTTTGCTTCTGTAGCATCTGCATTAACTCAGACAGCAGGAGCAGGAAAGCTGACTACTGAAAACTGGAATCAGATTGCAAATGCGATACCCGGTGCAAGCGGTAAGCTTCAGGAAGCACTGAAACAAGCCGGAGCATATACCGGAGACTTCAGGGAAGCTATGGCTAAAGGCGAGATTACCGCTGACGAATTCAACGAAGCTATAATGAAGCTCGGCAATGAGCCTGTAGCAGTAGAAGCAGCCACAAGCGTAGCAACTTTTGAGGGAGCTATCGGCAATATGCAAGCTACTGTTGTATCAGGTCTACAGGAAATTATTGCGGAAATCGGCATGGAAAATATAACCGAATTTCTTTCAAAGACGACAGACCTTATTGGTGACGTTATAAAGGGAGCAACTGACGCTGTACGCTGGGTGAAAAGTAATCTGCCTGCCATATTAACATTAGTTACTGGCTTAATGACAGCCTTTACAGCTCAGGTCGTCGCTAATAAAGTCGCTGTCATAGCAGCTACAGCAGCAGAAAAAGGAATGACAATAGCTCAGTATGCAGCAGCAACCGCACAGGGGGCATTGAATGCCGTTATGGCTGCAAATCCTATCGGGCTTATAATAGCAGGTATAACGGCACTTGTAGCCGGATTTATGCTGTTATGGAAGAACTGTGAAGGCTTCAGAAAGTTCTGGATAAATTTGTGGGAAAATATCAAAAAAGCTTGGAACTCATTCAAGCAGAACTGGACCACTGGCATGGACGCTATAAAAGTAACTATTTACAAGGTAAAAGCCGGATTCAATAATTTTGTCCAGAACATCAAAAAGGGCTTTGAATCTATCAAGGCATTTTTCGCAGCATTAAAAGCCAATTGGCAAGCTGGCTGGGAAAGTATCAAAAAAACTTTAAGTGAAGTATGGGAAAACATCAAGAACACTGTTCAAGTAGGATTGATGTTTATTGCCGAACTTATTCAGTCTGCATTTGACCTTATAACGTTACCGTTCCGCTTCATCTGGGAGAACTGTCACGAGACAATTACCGAAGTATGGAATACCATTATCGAAACGGTAACAGCAGCAATAACAGCAGTAAAAACTGTTATCGAGACAGTATTCACAGCAATCCAGAATAAAATATCTGAAATCTGGACCGGAATATCAACAGTAATATCGACAGTTGTAACCACTATAAAAGACAACATCACAGCTGTATGGACTGCAATTAGCAGTGTTATAACGACAATCATAACAGCCATAAAAGACAAGATCACTGCCGTATTTAACGCAGTAAAGTCTTTTGTATCTACAGTTTGGGAAGCAATCAGGGCAACCATAGCTGACAAGATAGAAGCCGCAAAAAGCGTTATAACGAACGTTGTCAATGCTATATCCAGCACTATTACGAGCGTATTTAACAGCGTGAAATCGTTCGTTTCAAGCGTCTGGAATGGTATTAAGGATTCTATATCAAATGCAATCACAGCCGCAAAAAACATCGTTTCTAACGTTGTAGACGGTATAAAAAGCAAGGTTACCGGAGTGTTTGACGCTTTAAAAAGCACAGTTACAAACGTTTGGAACGGTATCAAGAACGCAATCAAAACACCTATTGAAGCGGCTCGTGATATAGTCAAAAATGCAATAGACAAAATGAAAGGATTTTTCGATTTTGAATGGGAGCTTCCAAAGATAAAATTGCCACACTTCAGCATAGATGGCAAATTTAGTTTGAATCCTCCTTCTGTACCACATTTTTCAGTTGATTGGTACGCAAAAGCTATGAACAATCCTATGCTGCTTGACAATCCAACAATTTTTGGTATGCAGGGGAACAAACTTCTCGGAGCAGGTGAAGCAGGGGCAGAGGTTGTCGCCGGTGCTGATAAGCTCATGAGCATGATTCGCACCGCAGTAGATACAACAAGCAGACCAACAGCCGAGAATGATTTTCGCACTATGCTGAACGCTTTCAAGGCAGCATTACTAGAAATGAAAGTCGAAATGGATTCAGACGAAATGGGAAGATTCGTCGAGAGAACAGTTGCTGACGCAATATACACATAAGGGGTGACAATGAATGAATTATATTATTCTTAACGGTACGAAAAGTACAATCGTGCAAGGGCTTTTGATTCAGGAATTGCCGCCAATATCAAAGCCACAGATCAGGACAAATATTGAGACAATAGACGGTCTAGACGGCGATATAATCACAAAGCTTGGATATGCTGCATACGACAAAGAGCTTTCAGTTGGACTGAAAAAAGACGCTAATGTTAATGATGTAATATCTTACTTTGTTAATAATGATTCTGGAAAAATTATTTTCAGCAACGAGCCTGATTTTTATTATCTGTTTAACCTTCTTGAAGCTATAGATTTTGAACGGTTGATTCGATACAAACAAGCAATTGTAACGTATCATATTCAACCGTTCAAATATAAAATGTCTGAAGGAACTCAGGAACTAAACTATAACTCTACTGATTCTATTACCGTAGTAAATTCCGGAAATATATATAGCAAGCCTATGCTTACTATTAGAGCAATCGGCACGATCACCATTAAGCTTAACAATAGAACGATATTTACGATAAATATTGGCAGTTCTACGGCTCAGACTATCATAATTGATACAGCAGCTATGGAAGCATACGACAATAATGGTAATCTTAAAAACAGAATTGTTACAGGTAATTACGATGATTTCTATTTGCCTGTAGGTGCAAATATTATCACAATTACTGGTGAAGTCATTAAGTGTAACATTCAGAATTATTCGAGGTGGATATAATGGATATCAAGCTTAAAACAATCAAAATACTCGAACCCCCCGTCACTATAAAGGCAGGATTTCGCACAATTAATGGCGGCGGTGATGAACCTATCAAGCCAAACGTTCAGATCTCAACTGCAAGACAACTCACAGTTGGAATTATATCTGAAGTAATTGGAAACGCAGATATTGATGAATAAGGAGTGTTAATAAATGGCAATAAATAAAACGATCTTTACTGGTACCACAGCCCAGACTAATGCGGCTGAGGTTACTTCTTGGTTACAGGAAAACGCAACAGAGTATTTCACAAGCATAGTAAATGAATCTAACATTATCACTTGCACAGTACGAGGTGGGGGGCAATTAATTATAAAACCAACTGTTCGTTACTGGCCAATTATTTTAAAAAGCGGAACAAGTACGGATATAGACCATTCGAACAGTAGTAACATTGTAAATCAAGGATTTGTTACCAGTAAGGGTATAGCGTTATATTCCCAAAGTAAGATGTGGATTTTTATAACGAAATCAAACGAAGGAACTATCGGAGTTGTGTTTAATACGTTCAATTCAGATACTAATATTGGTTTTGCTGATTTTTCAAAATCTACTTCCTTTGATACTGGTTCTTTAAGTCACGTACAAATGAGTATGACATCACTTTGTGCTTGTCCTCTTGGTGACAGTGGCACATACGGAGAAGGACTATATTTTGTTCCGTTCTACGAGTACAATTCAAGCGGATTGATATATGTAAACGGAAAATCATATGTATATAGCGTATTTATGGCTCTCGAAGAATAAAAGGGGGAATAAAGATGAATATTGATCTTATACGTGGCGACACGCTCAATATACAGTTTGAACTTGAATCTGATACTGTTATAAGCCTTGAAAGTGACAGCTTTGATGTAGCTTTTTCGGTAAAGCAAGCAGCAACTGACGGAAATTATACTTTTCAGAAAGGAAAATCTGCTGTAACAGAAATAGCTGAAAACACCTTCATAATGCGTATAGCTCCTTCCGATACTGAAAACTTAATTCCCGGCTGGTATTACTATGATTTGCAGATCACAATTGGTAATGATATTTATACAATTGCAATTGGAAAATTACAGCTTATAAGGGATATAACATTGCCGCCGAACTCTTTACCTACTTTCATTTATCCGGACGTAAACGGAGACGGAACTGTTGATTCTCAGGACACATTGTTAATTCTTACGGCTTATATTAATATTGGAGCTGGTTTGCCCTCAGGACTTACAGAAGAACAAGAAAACATTGCCGATTGCAATAGAGACGGTGCGATAGACAGCACTGACGCTTCTCTTGTATCGCTATTCATTACAGAATGTGAACAAGGTAAATACATCAATAATGCTAATGGCTGGACTGAATTTATGATAAATCATTATAACGTGGGGTGATTCTACGTGATAAAAATATTCGGTAAAACCGATACTGAATTTAGCAGTAACGGTGATAAAATCCTTCAGCCTACAAAATGCAGAATTCACAAAAGAGACAACGGCGAATATTATGCTGATATTGAATGTAGCTCAGAATATGCTGACCACATCAAGAACGGCAATATCGTCGTTTGTCCAACACCTACAGGGGAACAGCCTTTTCGATTCTTGAATCCTGAGGTTAATAAAAATAAAATCAAGGTCAAGGCAAAGCACCGTTATTATGATTCAGAAAACTATTTGATAAAGGATTCAAATGTCGTCGACAAAAATTGCAACCAAGCACTTGAACACCTTAACGCCGCTACAGACAATGAAAGTCCGTTTACGACCGTTTCAGATGTTACGAGTATAAATTCATTCAGGTGTGTACGAAAGTCGCTTAATGAAGCTGTAAGCACCGTTCTTGAACGTTGGGGCGGTCACCTTGTACGAGATAATAATATTATCGCAATAAGATCATCAATTGGAGCTGACAACGGCGTTACAATCAGGTATGGAAAAAACCTGAAGGAAATCCAGAAAACCGAAGATTGGAATAACGTCGTAACAAAGCTCCTGCCGGTCGGAAAAGACGGTTTGCTGCTTGACGAAATATATCTATACTCAGATACACAATACGCCCTGCCGTACACGAAAACGGTGTCATTCACTCAGGAAATCGAAAAGGCAGAAGGGGAAACTGACGACGCATACAAATTCAGGCTACAAGAGGATTTGAGACAGCAGGCAACGGCGTATTTGACCGCCAACTGTGTACCGAAGATAAATTATACCGTCAAGGCAAATATCGAAAGAATAACAGATATTGGCGATACAATAGACGTTATTGACGAAGGGCTTGGAATAAGCCTGACAACACACGTTATCGCCTTCGAGTATGACGCTATTCTTGAAAAGTTCATACAGGTTGAATTCGGCAACTCAAAAGAAAAGTTATCTAATTTAATGTCGAGTGTATCAGCTAATACAAGTCAGCAGATCACGGAACGAGATCAGGAACTTTCGGTGAAGCTTTCCGAAGAACTCTCAGAAGCAGCAGACAAAATATGGGGTGCTCTCGGGAACTCATACTGCATATACGAAGGGAATCAGATACTTGTCGTTGATAAGCTTCCGAAGGAAGAAGCAACAAACGTTATGCGAATCAATTCAGCCGGAATTGGCTTTTCAACTTCAGGAATTAACGGAGCTTTCACATCTGCATGGACCTTAGACGGTACACTTAATATGCAGGCTATTAACGTTATAAATCTTGTGGCTGATCTTATCAAGGGTGGAACGCTGAAACTCGGTTCAAATCTCAACGAGTACGGTCAAATTCAGATATACAATGAAGCTAACACCTTGATCGGAAAGTTTGACAAAGACGGCGTTATTCTCTACGGTACAAACGGAACATATCTCGTCATGAATCCAGTAGTTGGATTTGCTGGCTATGATTCAGGGGGTAACTTGACTTTTTGGGTATCTGAGGACGAATTCCACATGAAGAAATCAGTCGTAGAAGAAGAAATAACGCTGTGTAACAAGGTTCGATTCATTCCCATAACTTTATACGATACAGACGGCACAACCGTAATAAACGACGGTATCGGGCTTGTATCAACGAATTAAAAGGGGGTTTACTATGCGAAAAAAATTATTACGGAGCAGATCAGGATTTGAGAAGCCTGAAAGCAGAGAAGAAGCAATTATGCAGAACATTCTCGGAGCTTCAAACGTGCTTGAACCTTCCGAAAGCAATATCGAAGAAATTCTGAAATCTATCTTGTATAATACGCCTTATACCAAAGAAGCAGAATTCGAGATTGAAAAAATATTACTCGCTATCAAAAATAACGGTACTTACGACGGAGAATGTGAAAGCCGTGACCTCAAAATATTGTTTGCAATACTTAACGACCTTGACTATACCGAAGAAGCAGAAAGCAGAATCGAAGAACTGTTTATTGAATGGCTTCAGCAGAGGTCGCAGATCAAGGTGCTTGAAGGTATTCCGCCGCTGCCATTTACTTCTCGTGGGCTTCCTTTAATCAACTATCTTATTGAAGGCAACGCCGTCCAGAACGGCACACCTACACCTGCAAGCCCTGTTGATGTACAGGGAGTTGGAACGCTTGACAACGGTCAATATAAAATCCCGATTTCATCAGCCAACACAACAACGCCTATATACTTGGGTGAGGTGCAGTCAACGAGAAGGATTAGGAAGTATGAGTTTACAGGGCAAGAGAATATTTTGCAAGGCTCAGAGAATTATTACGCATCACTGCCTGCACCTGGCGTGCCACACTCGAATATGTACTGTACACATAACGTGTATGGTGCTTGCAGTGTAAATAACAACGGTGGCTATATATGGTTAAAAATTAGTAGTTGGAGTGACTATGCAACCGCAGAAGACCTTAAAGCGTTTTTTCGGCAAGAGTACGCCGCAGGAACACCAGTAACAGTCTGGTATGTCCTCGCAAATGAGGAAACCGCAGTTGTAAACGAGCCGTTGATGAAGATTGGGGAGTATGCTGATACGGTCAGCATGGAGCAAACAGGAATTGAAATACCAACAATAAATGGAAGCAACACATTTGACGTAAACACAACTGTGAAACCTTCTAACGTCTATATCGAATATAAATAAAAGGCGGTGAGATAATGGCAAGCTCCGGCAGCTTTAATACGACAGGATATCAAGGCAGATATTTGACGTTTGCGTGGTCGGTAGCGTCTCAGAGTATAGCCAACAATACGACGACAATTTCTTGGACCTTAAAAGGAGCAGGAAACGCACAATCGAACTGGTACAGGGCTGGAAATTTCAAAGTCGTTATAAACGGCTCGACCGTATACTCGTCAAGTACACGTATACAGCTTTATAACGGCACGCTCGTGGCTTCAGGTAATTTCACTATGGCACACGATACTGCCGGAAATAAGACCTTTTCTGCGTCTGCTGAAGCCGGTATTTATACAGTAGCCGTCAACTGCTCCGGCTCTGGCTCGTTCACACTTCCACAAATAGCAAGGGCGGCAAAGTTCACAGCCGCACCAAATTTTACTGACATTCAGAATCCGACGATAAATTATCAGAACTCTGCCGGAAATAGCGTTACAACTTTACAGGCTTGTATATCGCTTACAGGCAGCACTGACGATATATCATACAGGGATATACCGAAAACCGGAACGACGTACACGTTCCAGCTCACAGAAGCAGAACGAAACGTCCTCAGAGCAGCCGCACCAAACTCAAATACGCTCTCGGTGATATTCTACATTAAGACCGTTATATCCGGTCAGACTTTCTACGAGACAGCAACCAGAACAATGACAATTGTTGACGCTGCACCTACAATGGGAAGTCCGACGTATCAGGACAGTAACAGCACGACCGTTGCAATTACTGAGAACGATCAAAAGATCATCCAGAAGCACAGCAGCCTGACGATTGCAATTCCAGCAGCAACACCCCAGAAGTATGCCACGATAACGAAGTATCAAGTAACTATCAACGGCGTAACAAGGGAGCAGGCAGCAGCAGGAAATATGAGCTGGGGCGTTCTTGACGTTTCAAGTAACATCACGGCAACGGTCAAGGCTATTGACAGCAGGGGCAACAGCGTAACCAAGTCAATGCAGATCACAGTGGAAGCATGGCAGCAGCCATATGCTGTTATATCCTGCAAGCGTGAAAATAATTTCTATACAGATACCGTTCTTAACGTTTCTCCGACCGTTTCTGCCTTGTCTGGTAAAAATAGTGTAACTATATCAGAACAGCACAAAAAGACGACTGACAGCTCGTACAGTGCGTCTGTGAACGTTCCAGCGAACACTGATACAACAATCCAGCTCGACAACCATTACGACTGGAATGTGAAAATCATCATTTCTGACCGGTTAGCATCAACGACGTATAATATCACAGTCCAGAAGGGTATGCCAATTGTATATTATGACCGATTAAAAAGCTCGACCGGCTTCAATTGTTTTCCTTCCGGAGAAAACAGCGTAGAAAGTCAGGGGCTTGCACTCGACGACGTAATATATATAGGCTCTCAGCAGCTTTACGACCGATACGACTTCACAGCAGCAGGAACAGTGTCGCTGCTGGGTGCATACGACTACAGACTTATCGAAGGCATTTTCAACGGCTTCACTATTCCAGACGCATACGAAAAGGCGTACAGGCTTACGGCGCAGATCACCACAAACAACAGCAACCAAAT